GTTCAGCCTGCGCCTGCATCATCGCCGGGTCAGGCGGTTGGCGAAGGGCTTCGAGCGCCTTGTCCTTGTCCTTGAATGCCGAGTTGGCCAGCAGGGCTTCCCATAGGATCGGCTGAAGGTTCGGCGGTGCACCGGGCAGCATCTTCGCCACAACGTCAAACTGCTCAGCCTGGATCGTCGGGGTGTCAACGCCCTCATCGACCACAATGTCAACGTCCAGCTCGGTTACGCTGTTTTCATAAGCCACCGGCATCTGTGAACGCGGATCGGCCTTGAGCGCCTGAAGCTGGGCAAGCATCTGAGCCGCCTGCGGATCGCCCTGCTGTGCGGCCTGCATCATCTGCGGCATGGTTTCTTCGGTCACGCCCATCTGCTTGGCAGCGGCCTCCAGCATGGTCACAGGCCGGTTAAGCCCGACGAAGCGGACGTTCATTTCGTTGTCGGTAACGCGAATCCAGCGCTCTTCTTTCCAGAACTGGCGAATGCGGCACCAGACCGAGCGATAGACCATCAGCGACAGGCGGCGGATTGCGTCGAGATAGTCAGCGGCTTCCGTCATGCCGCCCATTTGCTGCAATGCAATGGCCTTGCCCGACTGCCCGCCAGTGTCCTTGCCCGCCATTGCGCTATTGACGCCAGTGCGGTGGATATGGTCGCGGGCGTCGACCATCAGGTTGAGGTTGCCCATCAGCATGTCGGACGTTTGCAGTATCTCTACATCGCCCGGCTCACCAATGAACACGCCATCGGGCTTGGAAAGCTCCTTGCGCACGTCATCGGGGTTCTGGGCAACGTTAGGCGAAACGCGAACCTGCCGCGTGTTGACCGTATGCAGCGACTTTGACCGGCGCTTGTTGATCTCGTCCTGCGGGCTAATCATAGCCTGCACTTCGCCGTAGCGGTTGTTATCGCGGTCAACGTAAAGCGAAATGGCCTTGATCGGGCATTCAGGCTGATCGTCGTCGCCAAGGTAAGGCGAAGGCTGCGGCTCGACTACAAAGCCCGCCTTCGTGAAGATGCAGAACTTCCAGCCTTCAGCGTCCCGGTAATAGTGCTCACACACCCGGACGCGGCGGCGCTTGTGGTCGGCCCACATATTCCACTTGGGCTTGTCGTCGTAAGTCTCGCTGCCCTGTGCCTGCCGCCAAGTGTCGGTCAGCGCGTCCTTGCCTTCGGGATAAGCTGCAATGGCATCGTCAAGGTCCATCCAGACCACGATGCCCTTGAACTTGGCATCTTCGAAGTCGTCTTCGGCGCTGTGCGGGTCGTAATAGAACCGATCCCATGCGATGCGGCGAATGTCCGGGTCAAAGCCCGAACGGGTCTGCTTAACTCCAACGAACGCAATGCCGGTGCCCTGAATGGCAATGTTCTTTGCGGCCTTCGATCGAACGTCATCCCAGTTGCTGTCATCGCAGACAAAGCGGATTGCATCGGTTGCAGCGCGGGCTGCGTCCTCATCCTGCGGGTTGCGCGGGAATGCCTTCGGGTCCTTGCGGGTCTGCTTTTCCAGCCCTAGCATCGTTTTGACCTTGGGCTTGATCTCGTTAAAGACAACGGCAGGCTGGCCGCGCTTCTTGAGCGTTGCCTCTTCCTCGGCGGTCAGTTGCTTGTCGTCGAAGTAGTCCTGGCAGCGTTCCGCATTACGGCGCGCATCCACGGTTGCATCCTCGGCAGCCTCAAATTCGCGGACGAGCTGCTCAAGGGTTAAGCTGTCTTCCATGAAGCGCTTTCCTCCTTACCCTTGAATGCCCGATCCCAGCGGTCGCCGGGGGCTTTGCGTTGTTCTGCCCGGACAATCGCCGGGTGCGCTTGGTCAATCGCCCGCCCGATCAGGCTTGCGGTGTCTACTTCGTCGTCATGCTTGCCAGCGGGGAAAACCAGAAACTCGCTCAGGTCCGCGCCCGGTTCAAAGTGGACCCGGCCCGTTGCCGCCATTGCCTGAAACGATCTGGCCCGCGTTGGCTTGTCGGCCACGCTAGGAAGCCATTCTAACCGGCAATGAACGTTGCGCTCCCGCATCCGGCGCTTGAGCATCGGCTCAATTGCCTTCTGAATCACACCACCTTCACCAAACCAGCACAACGGCTTGTATTTGGCGATCAGGTCTAGTTCCCGCTCGATCCACTCATCAGAAGCGGTCTGGCCCTTCCACTGCTCGCGCCGGTAAACGTCTCCGTTCTCATCGACGCCCCAAATGGTCAGCACCGTGTAATCGCCGCCGCCATCGGTCACGGCGTAATCGCTGGTTCCGTAATACCGCAGCTTGGGCAACTGCTGCCAGTTCTTGAACCATTCCCGCTTAAAGAACGTGCCTTCGTCCGGTTGCGGTTGCTGCTGGTAAAGCGCAGACCATTCACGCGGGCCAATCGTGGCCTTAATCCGGGCCAGCGCCGTTTCGTCATACCATTCCGGCCAAAGCGCCTTGCCTTGGGTATTGATCGCGGGAAGCTCCAACACTTCCCATTGATCGCGCTCCTGGTCGAGCAAGCGGCCCGCCAAGTCATCTTCGTGCCAGCGGGTCTGGATAAGGACAATCGCACCGCCTGGCATCAAGCGCGTGTAGAGCGTTGACCTATACCAATCCCAAACCAGTTCCCGCCGTCGCTCGCTGTCAGCCTCTTCGCGGTCCTTGAACGGGTCATCAATCAGCGCAATGTTAGCGCCGCGCCCCGTAACCGCCGTGCCGACACCCGCAGCGACATAAGCGCCGCCGTGGTTGGTATTCATCCGGTTAGCTGCCGCGCTATCCGTGGCAAGGCTTACATCGGGGAACACCTGCCGAAACTCAGGCTCGGCAACGATATTGCGAACGTTCCGCCCGAAGTCGTTGGCAAGGTCGCTGTTGTAGCTTGCCGCAATAATCTGGCGTCTAGGGTTTCTGCCTAGGCACCATGCCGGGAAACGTTTGGACGCCAGCTCAGATTTGCCGTGGCGCGGCGGCATGAAAATCATCAAGCGGTCAATCTCGCCCCGCTCTACCGCTTCCAGCCTTTCCGCGATCAGCATATGATGCGCGGCCCCGACATAAGCCGGGTTAGTGTATTCAGTGAAGCGAAGTAGCGACCGCCTCGCCCTCGCCGCCCTTATCTCCTGAAGCGTTGGTAAGGATTTGCTCAAGCTGGTCGAGCTGGTCATCGGGGAGGCGATCAAGGTCATACTTGTGCGTCACCGTTGTTTCGTTCTTGACCGTCAGCTTGTCCGAATAGCGCTGCGACCACTTGCCGATCAGGCGAATGCGGGTGTCAATGCGAATGCGCTTCTCGGTCGGGTCCAAAACAGGATCGTCCGCAATCTCCAGGCATTCATCAGCCAGAGCATCGCAGCCCAGTTCACGCGCCCGCGCGGAATGCGCAAACCCGTTCTCGTCCTTAGCCAGCCAATACCTTGCCGTGCTTTCCGCTATATCCATTTCGCGGCATACAGCGCGCAGGCTTTTGCCTTCAGCCATCCTATTGCAGATGGTGTCTAGCTGCTCAGCGGTTAGCGCCATTACAGGCTCCGTAATTAACCCCGATCACACGCGCGCCAACCCGAATGCGTCTCGGTTCCGACGCTTGCTCATTGCAGAGGGTGGGGTGTGACCGGGGACCGGCTGCGAGGGAGGGCGCAGCGTGGTCCAAAAGAAAAGCCCCGGCGTTAACCGAGGCTCTATGCGCTGGGCGCAAGTCTAACTATTAACGGATCGTATATCATGCGGGTTCGCGCTTGTCAAGGCACTCCGTCAAGGCCAATCGAATAAATCGCAGGATACGCTTCCTTGCGATAAGACAGCGCGGCGCAAGCCATCCGAGCGGCCCGCTCAGTATCGTGCCATTCGATTACATGGTGGTTGTTCATCTCCACTGCGTATCGCCATCTGTCGCCCAGCAATGGCATTTGCACCCTAACCGCGTATCGCTGCGGCGTGTTGCCAAACATTCTCACAGCCGCTCCTTCTCAAAAATCAGGTCCGCCACAAAACACACAATAGTGTGCGCCCTGTCACATGCCCGCCCGGTGAAGCCCAGCTTACTACCAGCTACGCCTGCGGGTTCATCCCAGCGGATTACGTTTTCAAAACATGACCAGTATTTTGCCGGGACATAGCCTTGAATGCGGTGCAAGTCTTGCCGCGCTTCAATCTCGTTAGCCGCTTTGATCTCACTGCTGCCGCTGCCGGGGATGCGTTCACCGTAATTTGCTGTAACGCGCTTTTCGGTGCCAGCCATACGCCACAGATAAAGGCAATGCTGGATTGCAGCGGCTTGGTTTGGTGAAAGCGATGGAGGCTCTGCCAGCCACCTTGCAAGCGGTGTCCCGCCCCGGTTTACGTAAGCAGTCACCCGCTGGCCTAGATCGGCGTGAATGAAGTCCTCACGCTCTACCCCGCCCTTGCTGATTTGTTCGGGCGTGGGGCCGTCCAGGGGTTGAATGACAGGAGGTGTCTTGCGCTTGGTTGCTTTACCCATGTTTCATGCACTCCCCTGCCCAGCTTGGATTGACGCCCGGATATTCGCCCGCTTGCCAGCGTTTGCGCAGCTCGGTCTTGCTTAGTTGTCCCATTTGATGCCTCACTACGTCACAGAGAAACTTGGTTGCGGGGAAGTCAGAGGAGCGAGACAATCCGGCTCGTCCCCTCGTCCATCTTTACGTCGATCACGCCGCATTCACCGGGAAAGCCCATGCGGACCTTTGCCACCTTCAGAATGCCCGCGTTTACGGTTTTGTCTTCGCGGTGATAGATCAGGCCATAATCGGCCTTGTTCACCCAGTTGGCGCTGCCCGAAATGTCATACAGTCCCGGAGGCCCTTCCCTGCCCTGCGGCTTGGTCGGATGCGCCACAACCCAAAGCGCCACACTGTAGCGGCGGGCAAAACGCTTCAGCGCCCGGATAGCCCGACCAATATAATCCGTTTCGGTTTCGTCCCGGTTGCGCTTGTGTTCAATCTCGTTCCAAGGGTCGAGAATGATGAACTTTGCCCCGTGGCGGACAACAGCAACCCGGCACAGTTCGAGGTAGTAATCCAGGTCAATGTCTGTGTCGTCATCCAGCGTGTTCGAGATTACGGACATTCGGCGTTCGATCAGGTCGTAAGCGTCTTTGCGTCCAGGATGACGCGGAAATTCCTCAAAGCTGCAACCCAACAGCGACCGGGCAATGCTGTCTCGCAAGATCGGCTTAGGGGCCGTCTCAAACGATGCCACACACACCGGCACATTGCGGCTCAGACAATGGGCAATGATCGTGTTGAGGACGGTCGATTTGCCCATGTTGCTGTAGCCGGTGAAGACCGTGAAGCTTCCCAGAACAAGGCTCATGTAGGGATCAAGGCATTCGATGCCGGTGTCCATTGACCGCAATTCATCGGCTTCAGGAAAGTCGCTCATCCGGTAAATGCCAGCGACCGGGAATGGCTTTGCATCGACAATCAGCTTTACGACTTCGCGTTCGCCAAGCTGCACCAGAACTTCGTTCAGGTCTTTGCAGCCCTGCGGATAGTCAATGAACTTGCAACGCTCCGGCCCGAGGATCGCCGCGAGGTCGTGCGCCAAGGCGCGACCAGCCTTGTCGCCATCGGTTGCAAGAACAAAGCTTTCAATGCCCTTCAGCGCCGCTTCATGCTCCCATAGGAAACCGTAACGGTTCGCGTTCTGCGGGTCGTCAATGCTCTCTTGGGGAGCGCCATTCGGCACGGACACAACCCGTTCAAACCCTGCCGCCATGACGGCAAGAGCGTCAAACTCGCCCTCGGTGATAATTACCTCACCCTGCCCGGAGAGAACTTCGGCGTTCCACAGACAAAGCTTGCCGCCCTTGTCCATGCTGTGCTGCTTCTCGTCGATCCGCCGATGCTTGCGGTTCACGATCTGCCCGTCCAGGTGGTAAGGGATTGAAAGCCAGCACTTGCCGTCCCGCGTTGCCCCGGTGATCCCCATGCGCGCCGCTAAATCGGAGGGAATGCCGCGACCTTCCAGCCATTTCTTGTGTTGATCGTTCACCGGTTCCTCCTGAAAATCCGCAATGGTGGCAGTGCCAAAGTTTTGTGCCGTCTGGTGTGATTGAAACGCTCAAGCAGGGGTCGGTCTTGTGCCGCCGGGTGTGTGAGCATTGCGGGCAAATCTGCTTGCCCGCTTTCGCCGGAACCCAAGTCATATGCCCACCTTCACGGCGGACCTTGCCTTGTTGCGCGGCTCGAAAAGGTCCTGCCAGCAATTCAGGGTCGATTGCTGAAGGACGGCGGAGGGGCTGTGCCCAGCCTTGCGAAAGCCATCCAGCTTGCCAATCGCCAGTTCGGCGGCACGAGGCGTCAACGGCTTTTTGATTGCCTTGCGCATCTCGACAAACGAGGCCCAATCATCGGCAGGAACCCAATCCGGCAAATCCGCCTTAGAAGGTTTCTTTCCTTCTTTCCCTTCTTTACCTTCTTCTTGTGTGTCCCGCGACTGTCCCGCGACCGTCCCGGTTTGCGTCTCGGAAGCCGTCCCGCAAACCTGATATTTGTCCCAGTTTTCAATAGTTAGAACGATGCCAGACTGTCCCGCAGACTGTCCCGCTTTTTTAACACGTTCCAAACGGGCCAAAAACCGCTCAACCTTCGATTTTGACCACCCCCAAGCGGTCGAAAGTGAGCGCAGCGAGACATGAATTTGCCCCGGCTTGAGCGTCACTTCTTGGCGCTTTGCGTTCCACCTGGTCGTATCTTTCCATGTGGCATTTTCGAGCAGCCACAGCCACGCCTCAGCCTCAGAGAACACCTTTGAGGGGGTGATCCCATCGGTATCGCGCCAGCCCCGATAGAGCTTGATATAGCCGCTCATAGGGCAGCACCCGGCGCGTATTCGTCGAGCAAAATATCGGCTGCAAATTCAGAAATGATATGGGCGTCTACAAGCGCCTGAACGAGTGAAATTCGCTCTGAAGGCGTGTCGAACGTCTCCACGATCTGCCCAATGGCGGCAATGCGCTTGGCGCGCTTTGAAAGCTCCAGAACGTCCATTAGAACGCCTCCGACAGCTTAATCAGGCGGTCATAGGCGGCGCTACGGGCCTTTATCATGGCGGGGTGACGGCCAATGTCAGGCGCAGTCACAGAGAGGCGCGCCAGTGCATCATACACGGCGTTTGCGGCCTCTATCGAATCGGGTTGAATCCCACCTATGGCGGGTGTATAAGCACTCATCCGATGCGCTCCTCTGAAGCGTTAGGGTCACGGGCCGGGGTGTTGACGCACCGCCGGTCCAATCTTTTTTCAGTAGCAGAATCAGCAGATTCCGGCAACAAATAGTTATCCGCAATCTGTCCACAGTCGCGGGATAAACGGACCTCAACGCGGCCCGGTTTGCAGGGTTCTTCAAAAAAGTAATGCGGCTTAAAACGCCGATCACTCACCCCCAGGGCGTCCGCAATTCCATCCCTTGCCGCCTTGAAGCTGGCAATCATGTTGTCGTCGTCGCGGTGCCGCTTGTCAGGCGGATAGAACGTCACTTGATAGCTGATCGGGCCAGTCCCGGCGAAATGCTGGCGGACCTCTTTCGCGCCGCACGGCATGGCCTCATAAGTGAGCCAAGCGGCATCCTCGCGCGCCTTGGCCTTCACGGCAGCGACGGCCCGGAAGTGCAACCGGGCATTAGGCGACAGACGCTTATCAGGCCAAGGCAGGATAACCCTCACGCTGCGCGCTGCTCATACTTGGCGGCACGGATCAGCAATTCGTCATCGGTCAGGATCGAATAACCGCAGCGCCAATACTGGCCCTTCAGGTCGAACCCGCCCCGCTCGTTGCAGCGGTGAACGTGGAAACGCTCCCGGCGCAGCACATCGGCAGCAAGGTCAAACATGGTCTTGTTTGTCTGAGCGATCAGGCGCGGCTTTGCTCCAGGCACTAGCGCAGGGCGTTGCCGAGGCGCAGCAGGGGCTTTACGCGGCGGCGTCGGGGTGTAAGGCATACAGGCCACACCGCTTTCGACAGACCAGCGCATAGCGACCCGATCAGAGCAACGATAATGCTTGCACAGCGCCGTTCTGGTCTTGGTCGGGGCAACCTGCGCAAAGTCAGCCGGGATCGGGCGGCGGGTCTGCTCGGCGGCAATGTTCTGCCACTTGCCTTCAATGCCCAGCTTTTCAAACCAAACCTGAATAGTCCGCTGGGCCACAACGTAATGCAGCGCCAGCTTGTAACGCGGCATCGTCAGGGCAAGGTCGCGGAAGTCATCGGGGATCGGTCGATTCTTGCGGTTCACTGTCTTGCCCTCCAATACTTGCGACCCAGCTTCCAAATGGTGCGGGTCCGAAACTCAAAGCCAGCGCGCCATATCCAGTAGGGTAAGCCCCGCTTGGACATTGGCGGCGGGATCATCACCAAGCCCCCGCCAGATGGCCGATTGCACCGATCAGAATGGCGAGAATGGCCCCCAGGATGCAGCCAAAGACGAGACGGGCACGGTCGATCATGCGGCCCTCCGGTACTCAGTCAGGAATGCGCTCCACTGATCGGCCATTGCCTGCGCAATTCCGGGGAACGTGCGGCTGCGTTCTTTCCAGCGGTCAGGTCCGGGCGGCATCCGGTGAATGCGTTGTTCCCGGCCTTCGACAATGTTCGTCGGCTTCAGCTTGGGAAGGTTCTTGAGCCAGAGGCACGTTGCCTTGGTTTCCCCGTGTCCATGCTGCCAGGGTTGTATTGTCTGGTCGGGCTTGCGAATATGGCTGCTGATAACCGAGACGGGGTTTTCCAGCGCGATATGCGGGATCGGCGCGTCCAGAAGCTGGCGAACAAAGTCCAAGGCTTCCTGCTGGCGTCCGTCTGCAATCTTGGCCGCAAAGTGCCGCGCGCCGCTGACCGCAAGGTGAGTGCAAGGCGGGTGAGCAATCAGCAAATCCCACTGCTGGCCGTAAACCGCTTGAAGCGCATCGCCCTGGATATGCCATTGCGGATCGCCTTCGGTCGGCAACAGGTCGCACGACCATGCGTCAAAGCCCTTGGCCCGGAAGGCATCGCGCACAGTGGCGCTATATTCGCAGGCAATTAGGACCCTCATGCGGCGCTCTCCAGCTTGAAACAGCGTTGCCGCGCAGCCGCGTCCTTTTCGGCGGCGTCCAGTTCGGCAAGCATCAGGTCGTGAAGTTCGGGCCAGCGCGCGGTTGCCTTCAGCCAGCAAGTTGCGGCCATCTTGGTTTCGCTTGTGATGTAAGTGGAAACCGCCGCGCCAGTGCAGCCCATTACGTGCGCAACGTCTTCTAGCGTGTAGCGGTGCGCGGTCCTGAAACGGAGCAGCGCAACGCCCATTGCGTGCTGGATGTCGCTCGGTAGTGCGTTTTCAAGGATTTTTGCGGGGGTCATGTGCTAGCCCCTTCGTCATGGACAGAAGGAACCTTGAAACTGACCTTGCGCCCCTCGGCATGGGCCGTGCTGACTTCGGTCAGGCGGGCAAGCTGCCAGAGGAATTGCGCATCGGCGTAACCGAGCTTCCGGTAGTCGTGGCCCTCGCCATCGGTCAGTTGCGGGGGCATCTACCGCTCCCCGTCATGGTAGCCGGTTTCGTCATCTTCCCAGCCAGCCGGAGCACGGAGGCACAGCAGGACGAACAGCAGGAAGCAGCCGAGGCAGATGGCAAGGAACCATTCGGGGAAGGTCATGCGGCGCGCTCCGGCTTTGCGCGCGGTGCGCCGAACACCAGATCGTCGGCAGTGACGCTGCCGTTCGTCGCTTCGACAATTGCCCGGATCATGTCGGACGAGGGTTTTTGCTCGCCATACAGGATGCGGGAAATCGTCGGCGCAGACGTGCGGGCCTTTTCAGCCAGCGCGGCGGCTGTATTGCCGGGGCGATTGAGGTATTCATCTAACGTCATGCGTTATGACTTACACCGGATGTAAGCCGCCCGTCAAGGCCGAATTACGCGCCTTGGTATTATCCGGTTACACGGGGTGCCGTATATTTGCGGCCATGTCGCACCATAAAACATATATCCGCGAATGGCGGACTTTTCGCGGTCTTACCCAAGACCAGGCGGTTGATCGGCTCGCTGCGCTGGACGATCCCCACGTTCCAACAACGGCAGCTAGCCTGTCGCGGCTTGAGAATGGCAAACAACCCTATAGCCAGCGGTCGCTAGAGGCATTGGCCCAGATTTATGACTGTGAGCCAGACGAGCTGCTTGGCCGCGATCCGACAAAGGAAGGCCGCGTCATAGACTTTATGAAACACCTAGACTCGGCCCAGCAGGCACAGGCCCTCGCCATCCTCAAAGCCTTTACGCAATCGGTTGCCTGACATTTTTATTTACACCCGGTGTAATATCGCTTGACCTGACCTTACGCCCCGTGTAAGCCGTCTCCACACAACGGAGACGAGCAATGACCCGCACCGCCAACCTTAGCTGCACGGTCTACATCGGTTTCACCGATCGCTATAACCGCGAACTGGATGCGACCGTTGAGGTGGAATACACCTTTGACGGCGACCTTCAGAGTGAACCGCTGATCCTTTCCGCGAACGACGTTTACGGCAACGCGGACGGCATTTCTGACGACGAGTTTAACGAGCTTGTCTGGGAAGCTGTCAACGACCGCTGCATGGACGACTACAGCGAGTGGTATGCTGACAACGCCGATCAGGACTTGGCGGCATGAAGTCGCTCAGGACGATAGCGGCTTGCCACGAGTCCGCCGTGGCCGCGCTGACCGACATTCGCGCATCCGATCCGGTCTTGTTCGACCGCGCCCATGCCTACGGGCTGCTTGAGGGCCGCGTCAGGACCGCACTTGCACAACTTCGCACCGGCAACCCGATGGCAGCACAGGCCACGCTTGCCCGCGCTTTGGGAGAAACGCTGTGACCCGCCCCGCCCATTGGGAAAGCTGGTTTGCCGGTATCGCACTGCTGGCCGTGGTGTTGGCTGTCCTGTTTAGCGGGAGTGTCCCGGTATGATCCGGCACATCGCCCACCTGATCGGCAAGCTGCTGTTTGGCAGGGCCTTCGCAATTCTCACATCGCAACACAAGGAATGGGACCGATGAACGCGCCCGCGAAGATCAACGGCAACCTGGCAATCTGGAACGCGCTCGGCAAAACCGACCCGGCGCATACTAAGCAATTCAAGCGGTCTGGCGGCTTCTCTGGAACGGCGCTTAAGCCGATCTGGGTAGAGCGCCAGCTTACCGAAGTTTTTGGCCCGTGCGGCGAAGGCTGGGGAACCGACGAGCCGCGCTTTGAAATGGTGACGGTTGGCGATGAGGTGCTTGTCTATTGCACCGTCCGCTGCTGGCACACCGACCCGTCAAAGTCGCTTTGGGGCGTCGGCGGGGACAAGGTCGCATCCAAGAACAAGTTTGGCCTTCAAGTCGATGATGAGGCTTTCAAGAAGGCGCACACTGACGCGCTGATGAATGCCTTTAAGCACATCGGTGTCGGCGCAGACATTCACATGGGCCAGTTTGACGACAGCAAATACGTGCAGGAAGTCGCGCGGGAGTTTGCTGCTCAAGGCGCTGGGGAGGGACAAAGGCAGGGAGCCACGGTTAGCCCTCCCCAGGCTAAGCCCAAGGCCCACAGCGCGCTTAAAACCGCTTACCGCGCCTTCATTCACGAAGCGAACGGTTGCGGCGATGGCGACGAATTGAGCGCATTCTTTGCGACGGCGGATAGCGTGAAGCTGGTCGCCGAGATCAGGGAAAAGCTGCCGCACATTTGGGATGGCGAGAACTGGCCCGAAGGTCAGGAACGCCCCGCCGAATGGGAGCCGCTGGCCGACTTCATTAGCCGCCGCCAGCGTGAATGCGCCGAGGCTTCGGCTCAATACCTTACAGCCTGAAAGGACACCTAATGCAGACCATTACAATCGCGGGCCGACTGGCGCGAGACGCCGAACTTCGCCACACCCAAGGCGGGGACAGCGTATGCAGCTTTAGCGTTGCCGTTGACCAGCGCGAAGGAAAGGACCGTTCGACCAACTGGTTTCGCGTGTCCATCTGGGGCAAGCGCGGGGAAAGCCTTGCGCCTTACTTGCTCAAGGGTGCTGCCGTTACCGTGTCCGGCTCGTTCTC